TTGTTGCTGGTGTAACGGACGCTTCGGGGCAGGTTATCGGTGACGCAAACTGTGTTGGTAGCTTGATCGCTGCTTCAGCTTCAGGATCATCTGTTGCAAGCGCTGGCGGTGAAGCATCTCTTTTAGTCGCTTACGCGTCTGGAACTTCTAACACTGTCGCATCAACTTCTCCTGGAACCATCGTGTCTGGCTTTACAGCTGGGAGCGCATCCGGCGGAGTTGTTGCCGCGTACACTCCAGGGGCATTCGTTCAGGGTTACATTGATTCAAGCTCTTCAAACTGCACCATTAAAGCATTTGATAATGGATTTGGGGCATTCGTTAAGGGATACGCTCAATCATCTGCATCAAACTCATCGATTCTAGGGTCCGGTCTTGGGTCTACTATTTTTGGACAGATCTCTGGTACATCTTCGGTAATCCAATCGCCTGGAAATTCCTCGTTCATCAATGCGTTTGCTGGTGATGGCGGAAGCATTTCGTCTTCTGGCGACTTATCAACAATCTTCGGCATTGCAATCGGGGCTGGTAGCCAGATTTACGCAACATCAGAAGGATCAAAAGTTTTTGGCAAGGCTGGTGACGGCGGGATTTTAGGTAGCAGCAACACAAGCTCAGTCGTAATGGGACTTTCGAGTGGTTCTGGCTCTGAGGTCACTTCAGACGGTGAGGCTAGCTTTAACTGTAGTGCTGCTTATGGCGGTTCAATCATCAGGGCGACGAACGGCGCATCTGTCGTATTCGTTAGAGCGGACTATGCTGGATACGCTCACAATGATGGCGAAGGCGCATTCCTTGGTGGATCGATGGACGGCGGTGAGATGTATGTCTCAAGCGAGGGATCTTTCCTGTGGGCAAGGGTAAGCGACTCAGGATCGGTCGCATCATGCCAAGGTGACGGCGCTGTGCTCATGGGACGTGTTTCTGCTGCATCAACAATGACATCATCTGGTGGAGGTAGCTTTGTTGGCGGTGACGCCAGAGGAGCTGGATCGATTCTCGGCACCAATGACGGCACTTTCACATGGGCAGCGGTTGATAACAGCGGCATAGTCACGAACTCATCACAAGGGTCAGCACTATTTGGTTTTGCTTTTGATGGTGGAAGTGTAACTAATGAAACAACTTCCTCCCCCGCATTTTTATGGGGCTATTCTGCTGGTACGGGGAGCCAATCATTCATCAACTCTGCTAAGAGCGTTGGTTTCTTAATTTCTATTGATGGTGGCGCATCATCAGTCAAAGACGAAGGATCATTCGGCATTATTCATACTAGCGGAGCATCTGTAGGCACCATAACTGGTCAAAGTAGTTTTTTGAAGGCCCGCGTCTTAAATGGGACAAACGTGGAGCTGCAAGGTCAGGGCAGCAGTGCTTTTATAACTGACGAAACGGCTTCGGGGTCAACTCTGGCAGGTGATTTTGGATTTTTTGTTGGTGATGGAATAAATGTTTCGTATAGCCACAACTTTATTTTTGGTAAAAGTTTCGACGCTCCATCTTATGACAACCAATTTGTAGTTGGATTTAATTCCGTAAGAATGAAGATAAGCGCCGAGGGTGTCATGGTTGGTGATGGCACCCCCGCAACCGCACTACTTCATCTCGCAGCGGGAACCGCATCAGCTAATACTTCTCCACTTAAATTCACCTCCGGCACGAACCTCACCACCCCAGAAGCGGGGGCACTTGAATATAACGGAAATAAGCTCTATCACACAAACGCTACAGCTATCCGTGAATCAATCTCTGGGTGTATCTTCACTCAGACAAGCGACAAGACCATCTCTAATACCACCACTGAAACAACCATGTTCGATGGTGGGGTTGGTACACTTACACTTCCCGCGAACTTCTTCGTGGTTGGAAAAACGCTAAGATTAAGAATTGGTGCTGTGTACACCACTCCGGGAGCAGGTACTCCATCACTTGTTATCAAAATTAAATATGGCTCCACCGTACTCGCCTCTGTCACCACATCAAACTTGGATAAGGGTGTTACAAACAAGTTTATAGTAGTAGACACCCTCATCACTTGCAGAAGCACGGGCTCAAGCGGAACGGTCATCTCTCACGGTACTGTCCTATACTATAACGGATCGGTGGCTGCGACGATTGGGGACGATCTAAGTAATGGTGGGTCGACAGCTACGATCAACACTACCACGTCTAATGCTATGGATATTACTGCAACTTGGGACTCTGCGACTTCTACTCGATCTTTGAAAACCACGATCGCAACTGTTGAGGTATTAAACTAATATGGCAATATGCACATTAAAGACTAAACACCCCGTGATGTATGATCCCATTACTCGCGCTACATCTACTTTGTTCTTGGACATTAAAAGCGTGACGGTCACATCTACTGGATACAACTCCGTATCGGAATACTACGTTATCGAGAACGGAACTAAGAAGCGCCTGAAGGCCGACTCAGATCGGTTCACAAGAGTTGTGGCTGTTCAATTATTCACTGTATTGAATATTGTTGGTAATAACTTCGACGAACAGCTTTTTAATTTGATTCCCGTTGCAGCAATGTATCAAATTAATCAGTCACAACTCTGGGGATTAAGTGGAAGCGACTGGGAGCTCGCATAATTAGTTTGTCATTTGTGGAATGGGATTTAGAATAAAGAAAAAAGGAGACCGATATGATTATGGACCAAATTGATGCTCTCGTTTCTGACGCGAGCAAGGTAGTACAAGGAGCGAGTGATATGAAAAGTGCTGTAGGCCAATACGGACAAGAGCAGTATAACAAGGGCTGGGATGAGGCAATGGCGCAAGCTGGATCTTCCGGTTCAACCGACAAGATCTACAGCGAAGCTGAGATGAATGCGATTATCGCTCAGACACAAGCACCGCTCAATGATGTGATCGCTCAGAAGCAATCGATCATCGATGGCATCGAAGGCCAAGTGGCTAATGCCAAAGCAGAAGCACTTGCTGCATACAAAGCAGAACTCAAAGTTAAGTTGCTCGAAGCTCAAGCCGCAGAGAATGCTGCTGAGAGTTCTTTCGCTAGCTTGCTCGATTAGTTTATATGGCCCCGGTGGAGACATCGGGGCCTAAACTTAAAGGAAGATATGCCGTACTTGGTAGAGTTCACAGATAAAGGAGCAAGGGTCATCAAGGACCTCTCCCAGATTGAAGAGAAGAAGGGGCAGCCTAACACACTGCTTGACCCCGACCTTTCTCATGTGCGGAACATATCACCTTCTTTTTGGGTCAAAGTCGGAGAACTCGTGGAGCCGATGCCGATTGAAGAGCGAAAGGCGCAGTACGAACGAATCCACTCGGGGCTCGAACAAGAAGAGAAGGAGGCGCTCCCGGAGTTCTCGTCTGATTTTAAAAAGTTTAAAGAAGAAATTAACGCACTGCTCTCTGGTGCTTCTGAAGCCCAACAAGCGCGTGAACGAATTATTAAACAAGAGATTTTATCACAAGTTTACGAGATTCAGGAGAAAAGCAAGCTTGATCTGATACTCCAAGGCGTGAAGCTGCGTCGAGAGATTAGAGCAAACAAGAACTTGTGTTTTTTCTGCATTTTGTTGATGATTTTGTTAAAGTTTTTATAGGGTAGCACCTAGGGGGTGGGTTATTGCAAAAATTTATGGGCCTTTAGAAGTAGCACAACTTGAATGGTTCTCGACAGCGGGAAGACCTGCTGCTGCCAACTACATCTACCGAATCATCTATAATACAACGACCAACACAGTACAAATCAGTGATGGGTCCGCATGGAATGACCTATCAGTGGCAGACGGGGCGGTGACCACCGCAAAGCTCGCGTCTCCATCTGTTACTTCAGTTAAGGTGGCGGCATCTGCGTTTGATCCGATCTCAAGACTTAACTTGGGTCTAGCTGCGTCCGTGTCCGCCAATGCCTTGACCATAGCGCTCAAGCAAGCCGATGGGTCTACAGACGCTACATCTACTCTCCCCGTTCGTCTCGTGTTCAGAAGCGCTACAGCTACAAGCGGAGCAGTCAGCGTCATCGACGTGACAGGTTCGCTCTCAGTTGTCGTTCCGTCTGGGACCACTTTGGGCTCAGTCAGTGCTGCAGAAGAGACTCTCAACATCTATGCTATCAACAACGCAGGAACCGTCGAGCTCGCAGTTGGACTAGGTGTTGTAGTGGATGAAGGAGAAGTAGTATCTACCACCGCTATCTCGGGTGGTGCAACTCGTGGGGTTCTGTACTCTACTACCGCAAGATCTAACGTCGCCTGTCGGTTGCTTGGAAAAGTAGTTTCTACACAAGCGACAGCCGGAACTTGGGCGACGTCTCCGAGTGCATTAACTTGCGCACCGTGCTCAATCGTGCGCCAGTCATACGCTTGGTTTGACACACTGACTGCGCTCGGCTCAACAAACACCAACGTAACTCGCTATACAAACATTAATAAATCTGCTGGAACCGATCTAACCATCACCCAGTCATCAACACTTGGCGACTCAATCACTGTTAACAAAGATGGAAAATACTCTGTATTCGCTTCACTCCGTGGTGTTGGCGCAACAACACTAATTGCGATCACAAAGAACTCAACAACTACAACAGCGTCAGGGCAAATATGCAGTGGATTTGGACCAAATGGCGACCACGGATGTACCTCTGCCACTGTGTTTCTCAAAAAGAATGATGTGATCAGGGTTATCACGGCTAACGCCATCGGTAACTTAAACACCGCTAACAGTGAGACGAAGTTTGGTGTCGAGAGGGTTGACTAGGCATGGATAAGCGCGGTGTCACCACATTTGAAATGCTCGCCTGGTTAATTGGTGTAACAGCAGCAGCTATCACATATATTCATGCAACTTTTACCACGTATAGAGAAGTCATCCCGCGTCTTGACAGGATTGAGGCGAAGATTGACGATATGATAAAAGTCAGTAAATAAAATTCCAAGGAGGAATTATGTTAGAGTCAATCCAGTCTGCAATCGATTTCGTAAACCACAACCTCATGTCATCAGTGACAGTAGTGGGCCTAGTACTTGAGATGGCTATGCGCCTAATCAAGTCTGAAAAGCCTCTGTCATTCGCACATGCTGTGTCTGCCATCATCCACAAGATTGGTGATCTTTGCGCTGGCATTGCTAACTTCCTAGACAAAGTTTTGCCCCAAAACCTTAAATAAGTTTAAACACGGGGGTATGGGGACGGTGAAATACCCGGCCCCACAGTTTTATGGGAATAGCTGAGATCGTCACTTTAGTGACTGGATTTTTTAAATTCTTCCCTGAGATCAGAAAGCTGATTCACGTGCTTTCTAAATCCACGGCAGAGAAGAAGGCAGAGGTGTCTGCTAATCTCACCAAGGAAGAAGAGAAGCTACGAGTAGAGGGACGCCCAGAATGGTGAAAGTAATTGTTGCATTCATCATGGGATTTACGCTATCCGCATGTGTTGCAGACAAGTTGTTTCCTTATTTTTACTACTCACTGGATGCAAACTCTTATGAGGGCCAAATGCGTGGACCGAAACCCGCTGACGACATCCCCCTTCAGTCTTGCTACCCCACCGACGGGAACAAAGCCCCCTGTGTTGTGATGTTTACAAGTGCGTTTCTACGGCTTAAAGAAGATCACATCAAATGTCAGTTAGACCTTGATGCAGCTCAAAGGCAGTGCCAATGAGGGATATTTCGGAACTTAACCCGCATAATTATCCGACCTCGGGCGCGGTTCCGAACAATCTTAAGATTCTATTTGAACGGGTGATGGAGCTACAGGATGCTTGCGAGATGGAGTTTACGGTGACTTCAGGACTCAGATCCGAAGAGCAGCAGCTAGAACTGATCTCACAGGGTAAGTCCAACGCGCTTACGTCTAAACACCTTGCGGGGGCGGCTGCGGATTTACATGATCCAGACGGTCTAATCTCGGATTATTGCCTAAGTAATCCAGAAGTATTGGAACGGATTGGGCTATGGATGGAACACCCAGACCATACAAAAGGCTGGGTGCATGTGCAGATAATGGCACCAAAGTCTGGTAAAAGGGTTTTTATTCCTTGATGACGTTTAGCTTTGCGAACTCTCCAAAGAGCTCAATCGCCTTTTTGTTATATGCCTTTGCTGCGTCTTCTTTGGTATAGAAATATCCAAGAGATATTCGTTTGTAGTTGTACACAATCTCGGCTACCCACGGCTTTTTGAGAGGATACTTGGCTTTAAAGAAAGAGACCCCCTTGTATCCAGACTTATTCGACCTAGATTTGAACCTATTCTTTGTATTCTGAAACTGTGTACAAATCCTGAGATTGGACTTTCTGTTGTCTAGCCTATTACCATTGATATGATCCACTACCATACCTTTCGGGCAGTTCATGATATACCGAGCCAAAATGTACTTTTCACCCTTCAGGCACAATCTAACCCCATTCATTAGATGGTAATTTAGACTCCCCTGTTCAGGGATGTCTTCCCTATCTATAATCATCACAGCTGATTCTTGTAGAATTTTGTTGGGTATTGCAATTAACATGGAAATAACCTAGCCTAAAGATATTCTTATTCCAACTTTTTATGGGTAGAATACTATTAAAGTACACGTTGAGCCGACCACAGCTCTTCTAAAATCATAGGAGAACTCATGGCAACTACTCTAAGTTTCGGCTATATCCAGCCATCTAACGGGGATCGCGGAGCGGTTTGGTTTCCGGCCCTAAATAGCAATATCACACGGTTAAACGGACACTCTCACGACGGTGTGGACTCGGCCCTCATCCCATCAAGCAATCTCACTTCTGGTACAGTCTCGATCCCCGCTGCATCTTGGACTTCAAACGGTACGGGGTCTTACAAGCAAGACGTGACGGTTCCTTCTGGCTATTCAATGGATAGTTGCGCGATTACGATCAAATACGGAAGTGATATCATCTACCCAACCATCACAAAGCTTACGGCTACAACTTTCCGAATTTACACACTTGATAACACTCTCACCTACTCGGCGGTATTCCGTTAATGGCATTAGCAAACCAACAACTTGTTGTAGGTGACTTCTCAGGTGGAATCACCGACTACACTCTTGATGCAGATCCGAACCAATCGGCCGAGCTTGAGAACTTTGTCATCAACAAGAACAAGAAACTTGAATCAGTCCCGGGAAGTACTATTTATGACGAAGACTTCCCCCAAATTCCAGACGGAAACGCTAGGATCTGCGGAATGTTCAAATCTCTTGACCCGAACCTGTATGTAAACTCTGCCAGAAAGATCTGGTATCCTGGGAGCTCATCTTGGACTGAGCTCACGGGCCCGACATCTAACCCGGCTATCTCTACAGGCACAACAAGCTCGTTCATCTCAACTGCTGAGTGGAACGGGCACACTTACGTTGCAAACTCAGACTACTCAACTCCTATTAAGATCTACAAGGACGGCTCCACTACTAAAGTTAGAACAGCTGGGCTCCCCGATCTTGCGAGCACCCCGACCTGCACGTCTGGTGGAGGCTCTGGGAATAACTACAACTACGCGTTCCACTACTTCTACCAATACACAGTAGGTACCACACTATTCGAAGACTACGGCCCCGTCACGTATGTTCAGAAGACCAACATTGGTGCCCCTAACGTCAATAACGTAGCAATTGCTGCAATCCCCACTCTTGCAAACGGCGCAACCCTTAACTACGACACGACCGTGATTAAGGTATATATCTATCGAACTGCGAACAATGGTCTCACCTATTACAAAATCGGAGAAGTCACAAACGGCACTGCTGTGTTCACGGACAACTTCGCAGATAGCTCCATCACCAGTAACTTACTTCTATACACTAACGGCGGAACGCTCGACTACGATCCCCCGCCCCTTTGTAAGTTTGTCCACATCGTAAACGGCCTTGCTTACTGGGCGAACATCAAGGAAGGAACCGAGTACTTCACAAACCAGATCCGCCAGTCGATCCCAGGAGATCCAGACTCGTGTCCTGCGGCCCTTACCGTGGACCTACTGGAAGAGATCGTGGGCATCTCAAGCTTCAACGACAACCCGATCGTGTTTACAAAAAAGAGAGCCGTCCGGTTGAATGGTACATACGATGAGCTAGGGCAGGGACAGGTGACATTCGAGGACATCACAAAGACGGTTGGGTGTATGAGCCACAACTCCATCGTGCAGACTCGGTTCGGGGTGTTTTGGGCTGGGGACGATGGGTTCTACTGGACTGATGGGTTTAACTTTAAAAAGATCTCTGACTCTATCAACGAGCGCTACAAGCAGATCGTGCTCGACTCTACCAGACAGTCTAGGATCTATGCGGCTTACGATACGACTGATAACAAGATCCACTGGGCGGTGACGTATGGAAGTGCCTCTACTGATAACGATTATTTTTTTACTCTTGATCTGCGTTACGGAATAACCGATGCGAGCACTTTTACTACTCGTCAGAATGGTTCTTCTTTTGCTCCTACTGCTATTATTTACTACCAAGGGAATTTGATTAGAGCAGACAAGCGTGGGTATGTGTTCACACACTCTACTTCATATCTCACAGACCCAAAAGTAGATACGAATGCCGCGTACTCCACATGGACGACTAAGGGGATTGTGCCATTGTACAAATCCACCATTTTCAACTTCGGACTCCCAATGGTTCGGAAGTGGGTTCCGAAGATCCTTCTCTCCATGCAGAACATCACAAACGTGTCGGTGCAGATCTCAGGCATCAACGACAACTCAAGCTTTGTGAATGATCTCACAGAGATCAGATATAGAGGAAATATCCTCTGGGGGGACCCCGACCCACTTTGGGGTGCAGACACCCCTTACTGGTCGTATTTCAACCTGATTGAAGAGATGAGAAGGTTTCCAGCGAGGTCACTTCGTTGCTCGTTCAAACAAATTCAGATTACACAGAGCTACTCGATCATCTACAACTCGGACAGTTACGGCACTGCGACTGTGGATAGTTCCACAAAGACCGCAACCATCACAGGTGTATTTCCGACTGATATCGTAGACTACTATATCTCCTTCATTACAGACGGATACGACAAGCAGTACCAGATCACGGCCCGCAACTCAGACACAGTTCTCACATACCTTGATCCAGGCACAGAGCAAACATCTGGAAGCGGGGTCAAGTGGTTAATTAAGGGCTACCCCAAATCGGAAGTCTTCGACATCAACTCTTACGTCCTTTATTACGCACCGCTCACGGATCAGAGCTATAAGACGTACCGAACAGAGCAGGACTCTACGGGGGCTAACGCGTGAAGAAGCTATACGTCTCCCAAGTAGAGGACATGTACATGCAGCAGAACATGAAGGCACTGTCCGATGTCTTCTCTACAAACCCATTTCTAAAGGGGGAATGGCGGTTTATTACTATATCCGTTCCGGCGTCTGGGTCTGACATCACCTATGAGCACAAACTAAACTTCACCCCAACAGACATGCTTGTAACGTCACAAATTAACGGTACAATAACAGTGAAGTACCAGAGCTTTACTAGTCAGTTTATCGTCTTTGACGCAACTGTCACAACCGCTCCGATGACCGTTCGGGCATTAATTGGTAGATATACGGAGGGGACAATCGTTGTATAGCCCAACTTATTCAGAACTTAAGTCCTATCTTCAGAAAGAACTCGACCTAGAAGACGAGACGTTTATTACAGCAGACGAGTTCTTGTCGTACTTCAACGAAGCGGTGGACCTGGTCGAGAGCGCCATTCACAACATCTATGAGGACTACTTCTTAACGTCTTCCACCATCTTCCTCGTTAACGGAACACAAACTTACGACTTACCGACCGATATCTACGCTCAGAAGATCAGAAAGATCCTCTACTCCGATGGCTCAGCCATGAAGTACGAAGTGAAGCGGGTGAAGAAGCTTGAGGAGACGCTGTATATTACCGCTCCCGACCTTTACCGCTACATCATCAAGAACTCATCAAGTACAGGTCTTAAACTCGCCTTTTATCCAACCCCATCTGAAACAAGTTCTAACATGACTATCTGGTACATCAGAAACGCGCTTCGGTTTGTAGACGATACTGACGTGTGTGATATCCCAGAGTTCACCTCAGTCATCGTCCAGTTTGTGCGTTATAAGTGTCTTACTAAAGAAGGGCACCCAGACGCAGCGCAAGCCGCACAAGACTTGGAGCGGATGAAGCAAGAGATGGTTGACACCTTGACAGCAAGAGTTCCGGATGAGGACAATTACGTCTTAAAGGATACTGAATTTTACCGCGACTTTGATGACTGGCGGTTCGGGGGTACATTCTAATGGGCTTTAGTGATTGGGTTAATGGGGTCAAAGACCAGGCTATGGCGGGAGCACAAGCTGCTGCCGATGCACAAGATGCTGCTCGTAAGAGCAAGCTTGAGCAAGAGATGGCCGCAATGAAGCTTAAGTACAACCCCATTGAAGAAGG